GGATTAGCGGCATTTTCGGCTGGATTAGCCATATACTCTTGTTCGAATACTACTTCGGGTAATTGGGTTCGGGCATCATCTATTTCGGTTTTATCGATATGCGGATTGTCATAAGTAGTGAACTTAAAGGATTGCCAATCGGGTTCTCCGCTTTTAAGGAATAGGGAATAAAAGAAGTTCTTGCCTTTAGGTGTGGAGATGAATAAGGCTCTACCCTTGTAATCGGTTAAGGTAGGTCTAATTGAGTTGAGCCATCCGTTTTCTAAATCAGGGATAAAAGAGGCTTCATCAATAACCCCGAAGTGAAACTTGCGACCTCTTAGGTTATCTAATCGTTCTCCTGTAAAGAAGTAAACCGCACCGCCATTCGGGAACTTAATCGAGAGTTCTGATTTATTAGATTCAAAGGGAACGGCCTTTGCTAATTGGTCAAAGAATACCCTTGCAAGATTATAGGTAGGGGTAACGTAAAACACCTGCTTGCCTTGTAAAGCATTGACAATGATTTCAATCTGCGAAAGTTCACTTTTTCCCCAGCGTCTTCCAGCCATTATAACTCGAAACCTTGCATTGCTATCTAAAACCTTTTGCTGATTTTCGTGAGGTTGTGGCAATTCTAATCTCATATATTATCGTTTAGATACACCCCGTCTATATCCAAGGAAGTAGGGTAAATCAAAGTTACACCAAACCTGTCTCAAATTATAAATGCTTTTTTATTTGCAACTGCATTTATCACTCAGTACCCATTCCCTATCTCCGTATCCCTACGGGTTTATCTGGCTTTGAACCTTTAACTTCCTTGTCGAGAGTTGTCACGGGTTAGACATTGCTCCCACTTTTTGCCAACGTACGCGAATGAACTGAGACGTTTTATTTATCAAAGTTGCTTTTGATTGGATGTAAAACGTGGTAAAAACCTATTTGCTATAAATAGCAATTTACTGAAATTTGTACATACTTATAAAAAAAAGTAAGCAGGGTGTTTTGGCGACAAGGAAGAGTGCCATTACTCGCATTGCAACTTAGCCCCCTGCGGATACTATCCAGAGTAATTATTTAAAAACGGGGTAAGGACTTTTAAACACCCACTCCAAATTAGAAAATTTGCAGGTCTGATGTAACCTTTACCCCTACGGATTATAATATAGTTTTCCCGTTTACAAACACTACTTCTATTCTCGAATCACTACTAACTTGTTGAACCTCTTTTGGCTTTCCGTAAACCCTTGTTAGTAAGGTCTCTACCGAATACAAACTACCCTTCTCCAAACTCTTTCTCATTGCATTGGCAATTGTCTTTTCAAGTATTGTCGCTTTAGGATTATCCCAAACCTCTTTCAGTTCATCTACCCCCATCTGAAGCATAACTTGGATAGTATCGTTAATCTCAGATAGCTTATATCCCTGCTCTCTTAAAAGGGTAACATATTTCTTCGGTCTGCCGTTAGGGTTTGCTACCTCGCCTTTTTTAAACTGATGTTGTATAATATCCTTTGCTGCCATTGTGCTATTATTCTGCTATTATTCTAAAGGTAACCCATTCCTTTTGATTATTAACGAAGGGTCTAGCTTTTTCATTCGGTCTATTATAACTTGACAATACTTTGGGTCAAGTTCCATTCCGTAGCATTTGCGTTTTAATTGGTGTGAAGCTACCATTGTTGAACCCGAACCCAAAAATAAATCTAATATTAATTCACTTTTTACTTTTTTAAAGTGTTGTAATATTTCACTAATTAATTGTATAGGTTTTTGTGTTGGATGAACTCTTTTTTCTCCTTTTTCACTATCTCTTCTAAATCCTGCCCATAAATGATGAAATATTCTTGCAGGTGAATTTATATTTGTCCAAGCAAGTTCGCAATCAGCTTGGTCAATATGATTATTTTTTTCTTGTTTATCCCAAGTCAACCAACATTTTGCATTAGGTAATTTAGCATCTAATGAATAATGATTTGCACCCCACCAAATGTGTGTTGCATTTGGATATAATGAATATATTAAAGAAAAGGCATCACAAGCAGCATTTGTATTTGAATCACCTAAAATATCAACACCATAAGATTCCTTTAATACTCCTGATTTTGAAACTGCATTAATTCCATAAGGTGGGTCAGTAAATACCATATCAGCCTTTTGACCATTCATTAACTTTGCCACTTGGTCACTATCTGTTGAATCTCCACAAAGTAAACGATGCTCTCCTATCTCAAATAAATCTCCAATTACTATATCTGTTTTTATTTCTTCTGGTACTTCAAAATTATCTTCTTCTGCTTCCAAAGCCTTTGCTTCAAAACCTGGAATATCTAAACCCCACTCTTCGAGCTTATCGCTATCCCAATTATTCGCTAAGTCATTCCAATCCCATTCCCCGAAGCCTACGTTGTCCTTGATGATAAATTCCTTTTGTTGTTCTTCGGTTAGGTTTGATGCTTTGATAATAGGAATTTCTTTTATCCCTGCTTCTTGGCAAGCCTTTAACCGCATATTACCCCCTAAGACAATCATTTCCTCATTGACTACAATCGGTCTGATTTCAAGCATCTGAGGGAACTCTTGGATTGACTTAACCAACTTTTGGAACTTGTCATCCTTGATTATCCTTGGATTGTTAGGGTTCGTTCGAACCTTGTTGATATTTACTAATTCTGCTTTCATAGAATAACGTAATTATTTGTGGCTTGATATTTGGCGGTTTCCTGTGCCCATAGTTTATCACACTTACTTAACCCCTCATCTTTCATTTTTCTATAAGGGGTATCTTGGCCGACATCGTGTCCGATATGCTCCGCAGTTAACCCTCCTAAATAGTAATTCAAATGTCCTGTTTGCTTTAATCTAAAAGAGTAATCACTATCCTGCATCCCATAGGGGTCGTAAACCTCATTAAACTTTCCAATCTTCTCGATGGCTTGCATAGGGATTAAGACATTCCCAAATACCGCATCGGCTTTATGAATAGGAATATCGTTTATATAAGTTCTCTCGCCCAACATCTCAACGCAATGAATACCGCACATTCCAGTATTAGGGATAGCATAGGCGGCCTCGACCATTCTTTGCAGCCAATTCTCAGGCATTAAAATATCATTAGCCATTGTTACTATCGCATCGTATTGATAGCTTCTACTTATTCCGTAGTTTATGGCTCTGGCTATTCCTTTCATTTCAACCTCAATAAAGTCAAAGTTAAACCCTGCATTCGAGAAGTTTACATTCTTAACCCTTTGGGTGTGTTGCTTACGTTCGTAATTTAATAAAATGATATTAACGAGCATTTTGTCCGATTTCTTTTACAGGTACTCCAGCGTATTTATGAAAGGGTTGTAAGACAGATTTCTTTCCAACAAAAGCCGAAGCACCTATCATACACCCTTCGGGTATTCTTATCTTTTGATGTAAAACCGCATTTAATCCGATATTACAATTCTTTTCTACTACCGTATGCCCTCCAACCTTAGCACCGCAACTCAAAGTTACATTGTCGCAAATTATGGCATCGTGGCCGATATGAACCATCTTCATAAGGTAGCAATCCTTACCGATTATCGTTCTTCTATGCGTTCCACTATCTACCGTTACCATCCCGGTTAATCTTGCACCCGACATTATCGTTACTAATCCCTCGTGATGCTCATAACCTTTCCATTCAGCAGGAGCCCCTATAATGCAATAAGGTCCTATGTAAACACCGGGCTCGATGATTACATTCGGGTAGATTATTGCAGTTGGGTGTATCATTAGTTCATTAGCTTTAGATAGTTAATCTCAAACTCTCCCTTGTCCTCGATAATTTCTTTCTTTTCGATTGTGTTTATTATGCTTCTTATGAGATTTTCCTTTTCTTCGCTTCCCAAATGATAGCTTTCCAATAGTTCCAGATTTAGCCATAACTCAACGACCATTCAAATTTAGATATAGTTGTTTTCTTATTTCATTTACCTTAAAAAGATTAAAGTTTGTTACCGCCCAGTCGAACAATTCCAAACCCTTCTCCTGTCTATAAATAGCATCTTCGGTAACTTTTTTAATCTCACGATACCAATCCCCTTGATAATTAACAGGTATCATCGGAGAATTTAGGTACGGCTCCACGTGGCTTCCTATGACTGGTATCTTTTTACTCGCTGCCTCTAAGAGTTTAAGATTAGATTTCATTGAGTTAAACCTCGTTGCCCGGAGCGGAACGATTGAGCAATCCGCATCATTGTAAAAGTTCATATACTCCGTTACCGACAAAAACCTTCTGACATCCCCTAACTTTAACCCACAAGTAAAATTAGAAATCATCCTGTGCCAGATGTGTGCTGAGCCTTCGCCCCTGTCATCAAAGCCGCATAACTGAAAGTGTACTTTGTTTCTCAGGTTCATATCCGAAGCCACCCTCTTGAAAGGAAACTGAACTAATTTAATATCTTCTTCGTGAGTTATCGAGCCGGTATAGACAAACTTAACTTTATCGGTGTACTCCCTTACATCGGTAAATTGGTCGTTACCATAAGGCAAAGCATTGGGGAGGATAGTTACGTTAGAATTGTAAGGCCTTATCTCATTCCACAATCTTTCGTTCGTGCAGGTAACTAAGTCGGCAGCTTGTATGTGGTTGAGTATCTCTTGCGTAGGATAAACTGAATATAAAATATGCGAACTGTCTAATATCCAATAGTCATCAATATCACACACAATCTTAAAGCCATATTTCTTTTGTTTCTCTTTTAAGGTTTCTAAGGGAACACCCGGAATAAACCGATTGAAAAGTACAATATCAAACTTCTCCTCCAATACCTCATCAGTTAAAACATCAGTAAAGTAGGCATACGTTTTCTCTAAATAGTAAACAGGTAGCATCAACCGATGATACCCAACCCCGGAGTTCTGTGTTGTTAAAATTAGTAACCTCATTTCTTTGGTCTCCCTCTCTTTTTTTGTACTTCTGGTTTAGTAACTTGTTGCACTTCTGTTTGTGGAGGTTCTTTAGTGATTTGCACATTAGATTGTTCAAAAACTACTATCAATCTTTTGAGCATATCAAAGACACACTCTCCACACCAATAGGTTAAAACGAATTGCCTGTCTAAATAATCCCGGTACATTCTTTCGTATTCGCCCAATACATCAAAAGGAATGTTACGAGTAAATCCGAGTTTTACTGACTCGAAATTAATAATGTGTTGATTGCAAAAATCAATGTCTTTTTGGTTCATATAAATTCATTAAAAAGTTTCTAAAGAAAGGAGCGATAACCCCTGCACCAAACATACAGACAACGGCATCGGTTGTCCAATCGGGCAACCAGAAAAGTGCCAACCCTACCCAAGCAGTTAAGCATAAGGTACAATTAAACGGCTTAAAGTTTATATTCCACTTGCGAGGGAACTCGTTTTGTACTATAAAGTAAAAGCTAAAGAAGTTGGCCGCCAATATGATTTCAATTATCTGCATAGTTTCTTATTTTGTATTTCATTAAAATCTTTGCTTTACGGATTGTTTTGATTAAAGACCGATAAGGTATTTTGGTTTCCCTACTAATTGCCAAAAGGTTCTTTCCGTTATTTGCATAGAGTTTTAGGAGTTCCGCTTCGTACCAATGCAGAACCTCCAACCCCTTTTCAAGTTTATTCATTAAACCCTCATCGTAATCTTCCTTTTTTATTTCGTAGGTAATAGGGATTTCCTGATATACCTGTCTGAATTTTTTGTAAAAGTTGCTTCTATCACTTTTGGCCATATTTAGTATGGTACGGACAATAAAGTATTTCAGATACCCTCCATCATACATTTCAAATAACTTTTCCTCATGCATTTCGCAAAGCACAACGAACACTTCTTGCCGAAGGTCATCCTGTAAATCAATAGGGTTCATCTTACCGATGGCATCGTTGATGTCGGTACTGAGATACATTTCCTGTATGATAAAATCACGTTTATTCATTGAAAAACAACTTGGCTCTTGCAAAATCTAAATCATACATTTTTTCTAAATATGCATTACGAACTCCATTAGATATTTTATTTTTTGCTTCTTCGGTTTGTTTAATTCCTAAAGCCAATCTT